GCACGCTGATGCGCGCCGAGGAAATCAAGGCGGACCCGAAGCGGTGCGACAGGGCGCGTGCCCTGGCGAAGAAGCGCATGACCGAGGTCGCCAAGGTGGCGACGACCGAGTGACCCCACAGGAGAACCGCGCATGAGTGCGAGCAAGCTGTCTGACGAAACGGCCGCGATGCTGACCCCGGAGGAACGCGAAGCGATCGAGGAAGGCGAATTCACCGACGCCGAACTGAAAGCCCTGCAAACGATTGCCGGCGACGACACCGGGTCGGCCGGTCCGGCCGGCAGCGGCGACGGCGACGATAACGACGACGACAGCGCCGATGACGATGGCGCCGGCGCGCCGATCGAGGGTGAGGGCGCCGACGGCAAGAAGGCCGAAGGGTCGCCGGCCAACGCCCCACCAGCGGCAGCGCAGACACAGGACCGACCGGCAGCCGAAGCAAGCCATCGATACGAGGCCAAGCTGCCAGACGACTTCGATGCCAGGGTTGCCGCCATCAAGGAGCGCGAAGCGGCCCTGAAGGAGAAGTTCAAGGCCGGCGAGATGGAAGTGGACGAGTACGAGGCCGAGCGCGACAAGGTTGCTGCCGACCGCGAGGCGCTGACGATCGCGCGAGCGAAGGCGGAAATCTCTGCCGAGATGAACACGCAGAGCGCCGAACAACAGTGGGCCGGAACGGTCCGCTCGTTCGTTGTGGAGGCCGCCGCCGCCCAGGGCGGCATCGACTACCGCAAGGACGCGGACAAGATGACGGACCTGGACGGCTTCGTGAAGCTGCTCGCCGGCAACCCGGCGAACAACGACAAGAGCATGCGCTGGTTCCTCGACGAAGCGCACCGCCGCGTGCTGGCGCTGCACGACATGCCGGCGCCAGCCAGGGCCCAGGCCAAGCCGGACCCGAAGGCCGCGGCCGACGCGAAGAAGGCCGCCTCCGAGCAGCGCAAGCCGCCGGTCAAAGAAGCACCGCAGACGCTTGCCACGGTGCCAGGCGGCGACGGACCGGGAGACGTGGGCGACGAATTTGCGGACATCATGTCGCTCGACGGCATGGAGTTCGAGGCCGCCGTGGCGCGCATGTCGCCCGCGCAGCGCGAGAAGTTTGCGTCACGGTGACAGCGACCCGTCAATTCATCGACATTGCCCCCGGAGATGCGCTCGCGCTCTCTGGTCCGGCCGATGTTGCCCTGATCGGCACCAAGGGTCGGCGCGTGCGCCTGTGCGTGTCGGCCGAAAGAGAAACCGTCGTCCGGCGGGTGCCGGCCGGCGACAAGGGGCGGCGTGACTGCACCGCGCCAAGCGTGGCAGGCTCTTTGCCGTAGTCGAACTTTGATAGAGCGCAGGAGTGCTCGCGGAAACCAACCTTTCCAGGAGCATTCCGAATGGCACGCACGATCATCGGCGTCAATGACCCGAAGGCAATCAAGAAGTGGAGCGGCCTGCTCGCGGTCGACACCAGTCACAAGAGTTACTTCAACTCCCGCTTCATGGGTCGCGGCGCCGAGGCCGAAACGCCGATCCAGATGCTCACGGACCTCGAATCCGATGCCGGTGAAGCCATCACCTACGATCTGCTCGCCGAGCTTCGCATGGCGCCGGTCGAGGGTGAGGACATGCTCGAAGGCAAGGAAGAAGGTCAGCGCTTCTACTCCGATCAGGTGTACATCGACCAGGCCCGCTGCGGCGTGAACACCGGGGGCCGGATGACCCGTAAGCGCACGCTGCACAACCTGCGCGAGAAGGCCAAGCGGCAGCAGTCCGGCTGGTGGGCGCGGGTGTTCGACGAACTGCTGTTCATCTACACCAGCGGCGCTCGTGGCATCAACCCGAACTTCGTGTTCCCGCTCGGCTACACCGGCCGCGCCGGCAACCCGCTATACGCACCGAGCGCGACGCACCTGCTGTACGGCGGCAACGCGACCGCGTTCAACAACATCTCGAACGAGGCGCCTGGCGCAGCGAACAACGACTGCATGAGCCTGTCGCTGATCGACCGTGCCAAGACCAAAGCGGACAGCCAGGGCGGCGGCGCGACCGATGTGCCAGTGCTACAGCCGTGCAAGATCGACGGCAACGAAACCTTCGTCTGCGTGATGCACACCTTCCAGGAGGACGACATCCGCAAGGACACGTCGACCGGGCAGTGGATGGACATCCAAAAGGCCGCGGCCGGCGCCGAAGGGCGCAGTTCGCCGCTGTTCAAGGGATCGCTCGGCATGTACCGCGGCGTGATCCTGCACTCGCACCGCAACGTGATCCGTTTCAACGACGCCGGCGCCAGCGCCAACTATGGCGCGGCTCGGGCGCTGTTCCTTGGCGCGCAGGCCGCCGTCGTCGCGTTCGGCTCGCCGGGCACCGGAATGCGGTTCGACTGGCACGAGGAAACCCGCGACAACGGCGACAAGGTGGTGATCTCCACGTCGGCGATCTTCGGTTGCAAGAAGGCGCGCTTCGACTACAACTCCGACGGCACGCCCGACACCGACTTCGGCGTGTTCGCCCTCGACACGTACTGCGCCGATCGCTGATCGACCACCTGACCGAACCCCAGGAGAACAGACATGGCATTCACGAACCGCAACGACTACCTCACCGGCCGCAAGCCGGTTCCGTTCCCTGCTGGCGGCGAAGTGGTCGCCTGCCGATTCCCGATCGACCTTGTGGCAGCGGACCTCGACGCCAACGACGCGGGTGCGGTCGGCGTCCTGCCGGCGGGCTGCGTGCCGGTCGGCTTGGTCTACGACTCGGACGATCTCGACACCAACGGCACGCCGACGATCGCCGCGTCGGTCGGCTTCATCAACACGGCCGAAGGCGACCTCGATGGCACGGCCTGGGTGACGGGAATCACGGCGAGCCAGTCTGGCGCGTGCGTCAACCCGGTGTTGACCTCCGCGGTGATGCGCATGGCGGCAACGCAGGCTGATCGCAAGTTCGGAATCAAGTTCACCGCGGCAGCCGCGACAAAGGCGGCCGGCCAGGTCGGCCTGACGCTGTTGTATCGCACAACCTGACCGAGCGGCTGACCGCTTCCTCGGTGATGCCGTGACCTGACGCGGCGCCAGCAAAGGGGAGGCCACGGCTTCCCCTTTTCATTCTGGAGATGAACGCATGAAGCTCTATACCAGCATCACGCCTCGCCGCGACAGAACAGTGGTGGTGGTGGGCGCCGACGGCCGCAAGCACGTTCTGAAGTCTGTTGCTGCCGGCGAGGATCCGGTGGGCGATGTCGACGACGACGAACTCGTTGCGCGCCTGCTTGCTGGCGGCGCGTTCTATCCGTACAGCGAGGCCGACTTCGAGCGGGCGCTTTCCGTGGCTGGCGGCGAGAGCCTGAATCAGCCGTCCGTGTTGCCGATCGACTCCCCCGTTACCGACGACGTGCCCGTGACCACAGTTCGTGACTCGACGCTGGAGCGGGCCGGCCGCGGCAACCGCAAGAGCAAAGCCTGACCATGAACCTGCTGGCGGCCGTCCTGCCGCTCGTCCTGCCCCACGTTCCCGGCGCCCCTGATCCGACGATTGAGTCGGCGGCGCGGTCAGCGGCGCGCGAGTTCTTTCGGCAGACGTTCGCCTGGCAGGAATGGCTCGACCCGGTGTCAACCGTCGCGGGCGGCAACAAGGAGTACGACTTCGAGCTTCCGAACGACGCCGACATCGCCCGCTTCGAGCGCGCCACCATCGACGGACAGCCAATCGAGATTGGCTTGTGGCGACAGGCCAAGGCCGACCCGGCACTCTTTGATGGCGGCGTAGAACGGCAGATCGTCAGCGGCGACCTACTGATCCTGCGACTGCTTGGCGAGTTTGACGCAGGCTTGCAGTTGCAAGCGATGGTCTCGCTGATGCCGAAGCTGACCGCGACCACGGTGCCAGACCATCTGGCCGGCCGCTATGCCGAGGCTCTGGCCGACGGCGCGCTGGCCCGTCTGCTGAACCTGGGGACGGCGAGCTTCTTCAATCGTGTCGCCGCCGGGGACGCAGCGCTGCGGTTCCAACGAGCGATCGACCAGTGCGGCACCGATCTGTTTCGCAGTCATACGAACGTCACCCCGCGCAGCCGCGTGGCTTGGTGCTGACTATCGGCCTGGAGCCTGATCCATGACCATTGCAGCAAGCAACATCATCCGCCGCGCCGTCGAGACGCTGCAAGACACGACCTCGATCCGCTGGCCGGTCAGTGAGTTGGTGCGCTACCTGAACGACGGCCAGCGCGAAATCGTGCTGCATCGGCCAGACGCGATGGTGACGAACGCGACGCACACGCTGTCTGCGGGGTCGAAGCAAACGATCCCGTCCGGCGGTAGCAAGCTGATCGAGATCATCCGCAACTCGGCCGGCAACAAGAAGGCGGTCCGCCTGTGCAATCGGGAAATCCTCGATGCACAGGCTCCGGGTTGGCACTCCATCGCCGGGGTGACCGAGATCCTGCACTACATGTTCGACCCGCGAGACCCCAAGACCTTCTACGTGTACCCGCCGGCCGCCAACAGCGGAGCCTCGGTCGACCTCGTGTACTCGGCCTATCCGGCTGACGTGAACGAGTCGATCGCAGACGGCTCGCTGTACACCGCGGTCGCCGGCAACATTTCGCTGCCCGACATCTATGGCAATGCCCTGGGCGACTATGTTCTGTACCGCGCCTACAGCAAGGACAGCGAGTACGCCGGCAACGCGCAGCGCGCCGTCAACCACTACACGGCGTTCGCCAACGCCCTCGGCATCGAGATCAAGGCGACGCTGGCGATGGCTCCGGCCACCAGCAGCAACCCCAACCAGGCACCCGCTCGCCAGGCCACGGCAGCGCAGCGGATTGCATCGGCCTAGTTACTCCAGCGCATATCGACACATGCTGCCCTCGGCAATGCGCACACAGAATCGCCGTTATCGCGGCGTGCCGACCCGCCCGCAGGGGGCCGGCTTTTTCGCAGTCCCTCAACTTCACAGGAGCTAGAACATGGCAGCCGATCAAGGAATCATCGACAGCGTTTCCAATGTCAACACGAAAAACCTGGGCGACGCCGCCGCGTTCGCGATGGGCCTCGCCTACAACGACGCCGTTGCTCACCAGCGCGCGATGAACAGCATCCGCGAGGCGAGCGTCGGCGCGGTCGTCAAGTCGCTCGTGGAGGTCGACCCGACCGAAAGCGTGGCGACCAACAAGGTTCTGACCGGCAACGACACGGCGGCGATCATCACCGCCGTTCTCGCGGCGCTCCAGTCCGGGCAGATCGGCAACAAGGCCGCCGGCACGACGCCGCCGGTGACGGTCTAAGGAGCATGCGGCGGGCGGACGATGAGTCCGTCTGCCGCTGACAGCCGATGAGCGATCACCACATCGAGCCGGCGCAGTTCGTCGAACTTCTGGCGCAACTGAATGCCGTGTCCAACCAGCAGACCATGCAGGTACTTCAGGTCGCCAGCCTTGCCATGCAACTGAAGGGCATGAGTGAGATGGACATGACCCAGGCCGTCATCGAATCGAAGATGGCCTCCCTTCTCAATCCGGGCGGCCGCGGCGCGGTCCGGCCCTCACCGATCAACGAGGTCAAGCCATGAAACGACTGATTCTTCTTTGTGCGCTCTTGGGCGCCGCGATGCCGACGCTTGCGCTCGATCTGGTGACACAGCTTTGCGTCACCCGCGCGGGGCAGAAGGTGTACTGCCAGCAAAACACTTTCTTCGGTGTCACCGACGCCGAGGCCAAGGCTCTGGAGAGAACCGGCTTGCAGTCGCTCAACGCCGCAAGCCAGCGGCAGAACAAGACGAAGTGCAACGGCTGCGATTGGGCGATCGAATGGACGTGGGCAGATTCGCCGACGATCATCACCGAGAACATGTCGTTCGTCGGTGTGAACAAGACCCTGCGTGAAGGCGTGCGCTGGCTCGATGATCGCGTGACGGCCGCCGAGATCAATCGGCAGCGCGGCAAGGTCAAGCC